TTAAACAATAGCAGTAACAGAACCGAAGTACTGAGACTGTGAATTAACAACACGAACGATAACGAAGGAATCACCCCAGTTATTGTCCACATAAGGAGCGATGTCCACTACGCGCATCTGACCTTGACCACCGTTAGACTTGGCTGTAGACACGCCCAGACCTGTTGAAGACAGACCAGTTGTGTTAGAGCCAGAAGTAACTGTGAAGCCAGTGTTGGCGGAGAAATCATACTCACCACCCAATGATGTTTGGGCGATTGTTGCATCGGTTTGAATTTCGTAAACGATGTTTTGATCGTTGTAGAAATAAGCAACGCATGAACCTGTTTGGTACGTAGTACTTGCAGGCCAGTAGTTAGAAACACGACGACGACCAGTAGTGTCAGTCCACTCGACGCCAGCGAAAGCACCAGACCATGCACCACCAGAGGCGGCGTTAGTGATAGTACCAGCGGCTACGGATGTACCAGCAGTGCTGTTATAGCGCACAGGTGCGCCCTTCAAAATATCTGTGCCGTAGCCAGATACGATACCGCCAGCAAGCGCTTGTGCGCGATCCAGACCAGAAGGGTGGAACGCGGGGCGCAAGCCGAACGGAGCAGAGGTAGAACTCATAATTAACTCCTTGGGTTAGCCCGAAAATACGGGTGTTTTGCTTGGCTGTTGATCAAAATTACCAAGACCTTCGCCCTCGACATCCACAAGTCGTTTTCCGTTGCTGTCACGCTGACCTTGCAAGCTTTCCAATTGAACACGAATCTTCTCCGCTTCTTCACGAGGTTGGTCGTAATGATGGTGAAGCATGATCTCTTGGAAAACATCCATAGGGAGCTTGAACAGTAACATTTCGTTACAAGAGATATACCCAACATGCTCACCTGACTTCACGCGATAGTCTTCGTAGCCCGGTAACTCTTCAGATTTAACTGGAACGTACCCTAGGCGAATCCGCTTATCGATGGAATCGTAGCTGTTGGTTGTCGAAAGCCAGCAAAGGTGCCACCCATCCATGTTGGGTAGTTTTGGCAAGGCTGATTGCGTCCACTCCTCGCTCCACATCCTGCGACGTTCCTGCGTAGAAATGAACTTATCCTCAGGGGCTGTGCGGGTTGCGTCCTCGCTTCCGCGATCATTGCGTCCACCAGCTTTGAGAGATTTTTTGAGACGTGATTCAGTCATGATAGATTTCCATGTATTAGTTAACGGGTGCCGTTTGCACGGTCATATTTGATGAAGTTTTCGATCATCGCTTTTTTGCGAGCAGGATTGTCCCAAGCGCCCACTTCCTTCATTGCTTTAACTCTTTCGGGAGAAAGCACGAATTGTGTGCGGTTGTTACCACCATACGCGGCTGAAGCTTCACGACCTGAACTACCCACAACGTTCCTCGGTTTTCTAACAGCGGAATTACTGTCTGTGTTGTCATTGTAGCGGTGTGGTAATGCTTTTTGCAAGCGATTATCTAATTCATCCCAATAATCTGGATCAGAAGGGTTCAAACCTTCTGTAACTAACAGTTCATCAATCTTTTTTGCGATCTGAGAGTCACGATCTGAAGTGTCTGGTCGGTACCATGAGTTGCGTCTCATCCACTCTGCGGCATTACGCTGAATTGTGGGATCAACACTAGGCACATCGCTCTGTGGCTGACGAGCTTCACGCTCTGCGGCAAGCTTGGCTTTGGAGAATTCACCCACAGCCGCCTGCGCTTCGTTAAACATCGTCTGCGCTTCTACCATTGCTTCGCCGTCACCAGCCTGAACAGCCTCTGACATCTTCATTTTGGCGTATTCGAGGCGAACTTTTTGGTCTTCAAGGTGCTTTTCAATGCGCAAGATCTGACTATTCTTAGTCTCACGTTCCACATTGGACAAACGACGCTTGAATTCTTCATTTTCACGCTGTAATTGTTGCAAACGGAGGTCTTTTTCCTCGTTTGTCTTGCGAATCAGGTCTTTTTTTGACCTGCGACGCGCTCTTTTAGCCGCTCTGACTGCATCTGTGTCGTCTGGATGGTCATCTTCCTCTGCGGAAACCTCTCCACCGTCACGTTTGTCAGTCAAATCGACTTTATTTGGTTCTTCAGGGGCATCATCGCCAGCGGCGATCATGTCTTCAGGCAAATCAATCACCGCAGAGCCGTCTTGCGACTCTTCGACGTTAAATTCTGCCGAATCTTTTTTATCCGTACTCATGAAATCCTCCGATTAAACATAAGCCTTGAATGAAAGTGGGTTGTCAGTGACAGCCGCAATCAATTCATGGTCGTTAATGGTCATAAACAAAACTGGATCTTCGTTTGGCCCAGCGCTTGGATCTGGTCGCTCCCAACGATCACCACCCCAACGAGGTACGCGAACGTAGTCGCCAATTTCAGCCCATGTTCCCTCTGTCCAAGGTAGCATGGTGTCACGATTTTTAAACGCCAATGGCCCCATAGCGACAATTCTGCCAACCATGTTGTTCCATTTTTCGTTTTCTCGTGTTTCGTGTGGAAGATAAAGACCAGATGCAGTCTTTGTTTTCTCTCGTCGCAATTGGACGATCACACGTGCGCCAAATGGTCGTTGCCCCGGATTTACTTCTGGAAACGCCCATTTAAGCTCCTTTTCGTCAGGTACGCCACTAACACCCGAGATTGTCGGGATCGGATCTTTCTCACTCATACTCACTCCTTAAATCACCATATTTCAGGTGCATCATTTAAGCGCTTTTCAGCGCGGCCTTTAGCCCCAAGGATTGGGGTTAATCTTCTCTACCTTCTTCCTCACGCAAGATGTTGTCGAGCGAATCAAGGGTGTACTTCAACCCTTGATATTCGCCGACCATGCGCTGGTATGACTCCCAGTTGAACGCATTCCCCAAGGCAAGGGACTGCGCCAATTCTGCTTGTCGGAGTCTGATCACATGGATCAGTTGTTCAATCATTTTTTCTTAGCTTGAGACAAACCACCTTGGGGCTTGTCACCACCCTTGGGCTGGTAGCTTTGACCTGTGAGCTTTTCGCCCATAGCCAAGCGCTTGTGCTGAGGCACATTGATGCTCTTTTGTTCTTGATCAGACGTTGCCATTTGGCGCTCCTTGAGGTTGTGGCATACCTTGTGGCATACCTTGTTGTGGCATCTCTGCCATTGGTGCGCCCATTGTAGGCGCGGTTGGGGGAATTTGACCAGTTGCAATATCAGTAATTGTTTGATGTGTCAGCTTTGCATTCTCGATGGCAATCTTTGTCTTGTTGTCTTCGAGGTGCTTCTGCATATCGTTTTGCAATCTTTGATTGTCCAACTGCAAACGAGCTTGATCGTCCGCCGCTTTGCGTTGAGTCTCTGCCATGCTTGTGTCGTGAACAACTTGAGCATCTGGTGGCAAAGCTTGCTTTTGCGCTTGCTTGCGTTGTTGTGCTTGCTGAATCAACTGCTGGAATGCTGGCGCAAACTGCTGGAACACTTCTTTTGTATCCAATGTAACGTGAGCACCGACAGCCGTATAAAGCTGGTCAATCGTACCTGTCAACAATGGATCATCGTAGTTGTCCACGGGCTTACCGCCACGAGACTGCGCAACATAACCGTTAGAGCGGTTCAAGTACCACAACGTCATGTGTTGCTTGATGTGCTCGATCAGATTGTTCAAATACGTTGGATCTGCAAATGGTGACTGACCCAAGAATGGGTTCATGCCAAACTGCAGGTGATCCTGAATGTGAGCGATGTGGTCTTGTTGCATATACGCATACGCAGGTTGACCGATCAACATAGCCGCATTCTCGTCAGCAGAAGTACGCTGTTCAGGTGCAGGAACATCCTTCATCAACTCATTGATGTTCGGGATCTTCATCTGCTTGAGTGAACGCGCCAGCACCTTGTTCATGTTGAACTGATCAGGATGCTTGTCAGCCAAAGCCAACACAGCCTGCATCTGAGCCATACGCTGAGTCTCAGAGAAAATGTGCGGATCAGAAACTGGGATCACGTCCGTGTTCTTCTGAAAGTCTTCACGACTGATCTCAAGATCCGCCACTACGTCAGACTTGCGCATCTCGTCAAAGTGCCAACGGTTCAAGCGGCACAAGATCTTCAGCACACGGGCTTGTGACTCATGCAAACGTGCGTGGATCGATGAAAACACCGCCGCACCTTGCTCGATCAAAGCCTGAGTCGTACCTACTGGTGCCTGAGCATTCACGTCAGCGATCTTCTCTTCGCTGGTAGACACGACACCCTTAGCCGCCTTATCCAGCCAGCCCAGCAACTCAAACAATACCTGTGAGGGTGGATTGAACGGCATAGGCATAGCGATCTGGCGAATGTCTTGGACACCCGGTGCTCCCTCGATCTCCACAATCTGCGTCACGTCCACCTGCTGGGACTGACCAGACATCTTTGCTCCCTTGAGCTTGAGCATGGTCGCCGCATTGTTGATATGGGCAGAGTCCAATAAAGCGCGCAAAGAGCCTGTAAGAGCCGCTGACAGCCCTCCAATGAGGTGTGGCAGACCGATGGCGTATGCACCGCGCCATGGAATGAACTTGAACTCAACGATCCAGTCCAGCTTGGACATTGTCTCGTCTTGTTCTTCCCAGTTACGGTACAAACCGATCACTTCGTTGTCCAACTCGTCCACCATAAGGATGTATGGTGCCATCTCGCCTTTGGTGTACTTATCGTCTTCTAACTCTAAGTA